CGCGTGCCGCTGTAGCGCGCAGCCAGCAGCGCGCCGTGGTGGCGTTTCAGATCGTCGAGGGTCATGCTCATTCCATGTACTTTGGCGTACTCACCCGCCAGCCGCGCCGCCGGGGTGTCGTCACGCGTCCCGCCTGAGGCTCGGTCGATGCGTTGGTCTCTGGATTCGGCTCAGCGTCAGCGGTGGTCTCCACCCCGGCCTGTTTCTCGAGGCTCTGCCACATCCGCGCGTCGAACCGGTCCGCGCCGAGGATCCACGCCGCGGCCCGGGCATAGATGCGGGTATCGAGCGCCTCGTTGCGCTCGCGCATCTTTTGCCATTCCTGCCGGGCATAGCCGCGCTTGTTGCGGATCGTGACCAGTTGCTCGGCCACCAGCTGTTTCAGCCATTCGCTGTCGGCCCAGTCCGGCAGGTGGATCGTGCCGGCCGTATTTGCTGAACCACTGGCACGCGCCTCATCGGATGGCCGCTCCAGCCGCAGATAGCGATAGGTCTCGGCCTTGAACGTGGCGGTGGCCACGCTCCAGAGCCGGGCCCCGCGCTTGAGCTTGCGCCCGTTCACCGTCGCGTCGACGAAAGTCGGGCCCGAGACCGGCGTCGCCCGGTTGAACCCTTCGAGGCCCTTGACCGGGGCCACCTGTGCCGTGCCCTGCTGGCGCGCCCAGGCATGAACGGCGGCGGACTCGTAGCCGGTATCGATGGCGAGCTTGGCCAGCGTCATGACAGCGCCCTTCTCGTGCGTCCATGTCCGGCCCAGCAGCGCCGTCAGCGCCTCCCAGCAAGCCGGATCGTCGGGCCCACCCGGGATCACGATGTGATCGACAAGCCAGCTTTCCAGACCCCGGCCCCAGGCCCAGACATCGACCTCGATGCGGTCCTTCTGCACATCCGCGCCGGCGGTCAGGAACAGACCCTGTTCCGGGATCTGCGCTGGATAGGTCTCGCGCCGGTCGGCGAGCCGCTGCCAGTCCGGAGCCTCGCCGCTCTCAACCCATGTCTCCCCCAGCAGCGTGTTGCGCGCCGCGCGCAGCATCTCGTCGGAGCCCTGTGCGGCCAGCCAGTCGCGCGCGATCTGCGCCCAGCTTTTCCAGCCGATCGGCGAATAGAGCGCCGAGAGGTGAAAGCCGATGGCGGTCGGGTCGGTTGCCGTCGCTGTTGCCCGCCACTCGCCCCGTTCCAGCATCCGCGTCTTGTGATGCTCGGCGATGGGGCGCGCGCAGCCCTCGCAGGTATAGGCAGCTGTCTCCGGCTGGCCCTTCGCCCAGCGCAGGCGCTCGAACTGCAACCACTGCATCGCCCCGCAATGCGGGCACGGCACAAAGTAGCGCCGCTGATCAGACGCCTCGAACTCACGCTCGATGCGGCTCAGCCCGCGGATCGTCGGGGTCGATACCATGAACACCTTGCGCCGATGCGCGAAGGTGGTGGTCCGGGCTTCGGCCAGCGTGACCGGGTCGCCCTCTTCGTCGGCCGAGGCCGGATAGGCATCGACCTCGTCGAGAAACACGTAACGCGCGGGCATGGAGCGCAGGCCGGTGGCGCTGTTCGCCCCGGTGAGCACGAGGATGCCGCCGGGAAATTCCTTAGACAGCATCGAATTGCCCGCGTCCCGCGACCGGGCGGGCCTGACGCGCTCCTTCAGTGCCGCGCTGTCCTCGATCAGCGGGTCGATCCGGCCCCGAGAGCTGCGCTTGGCCATCTCGACGGTGGGCAACACTGCCAGCATCGGCCCCGGCGCGTGGTGGATCACGAACCCGATCCAGTTGTTGCCGGCCTCGGTCGCGCCGACCTGTGCGGCCTTCATGAACGAGATCCGCTGTGCGGGATGCCCGGGCGAGAGCGCATCCATGATGGCGCGCAGGTAGGGCGTGCGCACGGTGCGGTACCGGCCCGGTTCGGCCGAGGCGCGCGAGGACAGCCAGCGATGCGCATCCGCCCATCCGGACACCGTCAGATCCGGATCGGGACGCACGCCGCGGCGCCAGGCGCGCAGGATGTCCTCGGCCCCTTCAAAGCCAAGATCGAGGTCGGTGGTCAAGTCGCTTTCGGTCAGGCCGTGATCATCACCCTCATCATTCAAGCGAGACCCGGAGGTCTGCGAGGGCGGCGAGCTGCTCTCGGACATGGGCTTCCAGCACCCTCTGCAGGATCGCCGTCTCGATCGTCACGGCCTCTCCCGATGCGGCCTCCATCTCTGCGGCCAGTTGCGCGGCCATCAAGGCGGCCACGCGGGTGGGCCAGGTCACCCAGACGTCGCGCTCCTGCCGCGCGAGGCGGAACACCAGCGTCTCGGCGCGGGCCCGATCCACCAGAACGCCCTTCATGCGCTGGATCGACAGCTGCCGCTCCTGCGCCTGGTAGACCGTCAGCGCCGTGCGGGCCTTCAGGTACGAGGCGCTGTCGCCGGGGCCGGAGACCGCGCTGGTCGCGCCATTACCGCCGCCGCCGGTGCCAACCCCGCCCTGCGCGCGCATCTGCTGGTCGGGATCGGTCGTCTCTGCCCGCCGCGCATCCGAGGCCGCGGCGTTGATCGAGCCATCCGGGTAAAGCACCAGCCGCCCCGTCTTGCGCGCCTTCTGAACGGCCCCGCGCGACAGCCCGGACCGGGCGGCGTAGGCACGCTCAGACAGACCTTCCATGATCCAATGCGCTCCCTTAGAGCATTGAATTTAAACGGTTACGATCGTCTAATTCAGTTGATTACGTTCCGGATCGGAGCGATTCTCGGACCAGGACAACACAGCCTGATCGGAGACACGCCCATGACCATCGCCCAACGCTACAACACCGAGGCCACCCGCCTGCTGCCGCACATGGCGGAAGATCTGGCAGTCGATCCCGCGATCACCACCGCAAACGACATAGACGAGATCGTTTTCCGCCGCAGCGAATTTCTCGGCGGGATGGCCTGCGCGATCCTCGCCATGCTCGAACAGCAGGATGGAGACACCGCATGACCGCCATGACCACCATCCGCATCGATCACGACACGCTGCCCGACCCTTTGAGTCGCAAAAGCCCCGACGCCGTCGCCGAAGCCATCGAGACCGCGCTGCGCGACGCCGACATCACCGCCGAGGCGTCGGACGTGATCTCGCATATCAAGATCGAACTGCCTACCAGTCAGCTTGCCGCTACCAGCACCGTGCTAGCGGGGATGGGACTGATCTGATCGGATGAGCAGAACGCAATCTTATGATCCTGATTTGCCTACACTTTTCGACCCGCCAGAGCGATTGTGATGACACGGAAACGATGCAACTCACCCAACGGAGCCACACAATGACCAGCCTGAACCCGCAAACCACGCCCCGCCACGAACTGCGTGCCGAGAAGGCCCGGCGCAACAAGGAAGCCGCGCTCGCCGCCTTCGTCGCAAGGAAAGCTGAGATCGACGCGCGGCTCGCCCGCCTTCAGGCGCTCAGCGACGATCATTTCAACTGCCACCCCGACGAGGTGGGTTGGGCCATGGTCGGCACCCTCGAACACTACAACGGCCTGCTCAAGCGTATCACCGACAGCGCCTTCGGCGAGGGCGAGTACACAAAGTAACCCTTCCGGCTACCGGAGCAGGCTACGGCCCGCCATCATGGCGGGCTTGGCCCCGTAGAAGGCCGCGCAATCCCGCGCCGCCCTGTCAGCACCGGAGGTCCTCATGCCCAAACTCACCGATACCCAGACCATCGTTCTCAGCGCCGGAGCCCAGCGCCCCGACAACATCGCAATGCCGCTCCCCAAGGGACTGCATGGTGCCGCCGCAAAGAAGTCTGTCGCCGCGATGATCGCGCGCGGCTGGCTCGAAGAGGTCGAGGCCGACCTGCGCCGCGGTGATCCGCTCTGGCGCGAGACCGGCGATGGTAATGGCACTACGCTGATCGTGACCGAGGCGGGGCTCGGGGCCATTGAGATCGAGCCGGTGGTCGCGAAAACCACAAGCGGACCGCGCAAGGCGAAGCCGGATCCCGAGGATGTGCCAGCATCTTCACCGTGCTCGCGGGCGCCGGTGCCGGTGCCGGTGCCGGTGCCGGTGAAGATCCGCAGCGGCACCAAGCAGGCGCAAATCATCGCGCTGCTGCAGCGCCCCGAGGGGGCCAGCATCGCCGAGATCGTCGAGGTGACG